CCCGGAGCAATCCGGGAGGTAACCACAGTTGTGGTAGGAGACTATCATGACAACACCTGCCGTGACGATCAGCGAGTCAACTCGGGACCAAAACGTTCCCGGGAAGATCACGTGGTGGAATCCCCCCTCGGGGGGCCCACGAGTCACTGCCGTTAACGGGGGTGGGTATCTGACCCACACCTACCGTCAGCGTCCTGCATCGGGTACTTCACCGATCAGGGCAGATGGATCCCGCGCACCGCGTGCGTGGAACCATAGCTGGAGGATATCGTATGGCATCCCGAGCAGTTGGGGTGCGAATTATACGACGACTAACGGCACTCGGAATAAGACTCTGCAAATGACCGCAGACCCTTCATTGGGTTGTCCTATTCCGGCTAACCCACAGCTCAGTTTCTTTAGTGCTGTGTGTTCGCAGGTCGGTGCCCCGTGGCTTCTAGGAGGGGACATAGATTCGTTCCCTCTCCAAAGTCGGCTAGAAGCGGTAACCCGCTTTCGGCTCAAAGCCCTCGATCAGAAGGCAGACCTAGGAGTCACGCTGGGTGAGCTCCGCTCCACTGCTCGGTTCCTTAAAGAACTGTGCAGTGGTGTGTCTTCGACCGTCCATAAGATCGCAAATCGATTGGATGATCGGAGCCTTTCGCGTCTGGCAGACCGGCCTCTTCGTGAGGTTCGGAACCTGTCCCGGCGTGAGAAGCGGAAGCTCGGCACCGGGCAAACAGTACGGGTCCTTCAGAAAGACCGCGACATTCAGCGACGTCGTCATGAGTCACTGAACCAGTATCGGAGGCGTCTTGCCGCCGAGAGGTCGATCATCCAGCAATGGATGACGTATCAGTTTGCTGTCAAGCCCTTGGTTATGGACCTGGTCTCGGCCACTGAAGCCCTGTCTTACTGGGCCGTGGAACGGAAACAACCGTTCCGCTGTACAGTGAAATCGGGTGCCGAGCAGGAGGTTCGCGGGCATTATATCTTGTCCCGCGGGTTTCTTGAAGGACTCCAGGTCCAGATGACGCAACCCTACGTGGCGAAGTACAACTGCCACTATTCGGGGGTGTTCAGCGTCGACCCAAGCACAGACCGTGACGTACGGTCACTAGGCCTGGGAAATCCGGGTTTGGTCGCTTGGGAGTTAGTTCAGTTCTCCTGGTTGTGTGATTATGCAATCGGAATCGGGGACTGGATCAAGCAGATGACGTCACTCGACCATATGCAATGGATCGAGGGCTGCGTCTCGCTGTTGGGCAGGTTGAATTCTGCTGATAGCGAGGTTACGCTGAAAGCTACAAGCCCCAGTGGGGCCGAGACTTTCGGACGTGGTCTGCGTGTCACCGAAGTGGGTCGGTTTGCTCGGGTTGTCTTGACGAAGACGCCTGGTCCTGCCGCACTCCCGCTTCCGAAGAAGCGCCTGGGTCTGACCCAGGTTGCAAATGCTTTGGGAGCGCTCACTGGGTTGCTTGATACACGCAACCTTCGTATCTAACGAACCGATCTACCAGAGGTAAATCATGGCAAACATCGTTCTCGATGGTGTCACCTACACCGGCCGCGGTCTGGCGAACCAGATCGCGACGTGGGTCAATGCCGCAAGCGGCATTCTCGCGGCGTTCGGACGCGTCACTGCTTCGGTATTCCTTCCCACTCGCAAGGGTGAGAAGGCGAAGGTCCAGTGGCACATCCGGATTCCGGTGGTGACTGACGAGCCTTCCTCCTGTGCGTGCCCTGGTGACGTGGTCGATGAAATCGACTGCTACATCACGGTGCGTGCAACACAGGGAGTTTCTGCCACCGTTCGTGAAGACATGGCGGACCAGATCAAAGATCTGACGGCTTTGGCCGATTTCAAGGCCAGCATCGTCAGCTTCGATCAGCCGAACGGTTAATCGTCGGCGAAAGGGCCTTCGGGCCTGGGTTCACCTCCTATAACATCCTGAGGATGCGAAAATGACTTTGAAAGTCAGGTTTCATGACGGTGAATGCGTTCCCACTCTCCTCGCAGAGTCCCTTGGCGTCAGCGATGATGCTGGGGGGATCTGGGGGAGTACGCTCGACTGTTGCCGAGCCTTCGCGTTTGACTGCGACAACTCTTCGGAGTTCCGCGACTGGTACCTCCGTTCGGAGGCATTCAGCAAATACGAAGACGGTGACAGTTCTATGGTGGCCACAAAAGAACAACTGGCCATCACGAGCTTCTTGGAGTCAGAGCAGGTTTGCCGTGAGGCGAACCTGAGACTCGTGGGATGGGACTACGACGCACGTATCTCTGTGCGTATTTGGCGGCGTGCGCGAGCAATCGTGCACGACCTTCTCGGTAACTTCGATCGGAACAAGCTGATCGGGTTCTGCCAGTTCGGTCCCGGCGCAACGGCTGACCTCCCTCGAAGGAAGGCTCAGACGCATAATAAGTGGTCTTGCCAGACCACGATCACCGAAGGAGCTCTACCCTATTACTGGGCGTTCCGGCGATGGTCAAACATCGACCTAACCGAACGTTTGGTAATTTCCCTAGGGAATAGGGTAACCACGGTCCCCAAATCCTATAAAGCCCGCCGCTTGATAGCGGTGGAACCCACCTGGAGTAATTTCTTCCAGGCGGGCCTTGGCCGTTACATCAGGTCAAGGTTACGGAAGCGGGGTCTGCTACGGCCTGATGCACAATACGTGCATAGGGAACTTGCGAAGGAGGGGAGTATCACTGGTGAACTTGCGACCTTAGATCTTAAGGCGGCGAGTGATACCGTGAGTTTGGGCGTGTGTTACGCCCTGCTTCCGCCGGAATGGTTTCAGGCGGTGTGCGAGCTGCGGAGCCCCCGTGGCGAGCTGCCAGGAGGTGAAGTTGTGGACTATGCGAAAGTTAGTAGCATGGGAAACGGCTTTACCTTTGAGCTGGAAACGCTGATATTCTACGCGTTGACAGCCGCTTGCTGTAGCAAAGGAAGTCGTGTCTCCGTCTACGGCGATGACATCGTATGTCCATCCGCTCACGCGGTGGACGTCATGGGAATCCTGCGAGAAGCAGGGTTCACGATTAACGCTGAGAAGTCCTTCTGGAGTGGTCGCTTCCGTGAATCTTGCGGAGGCCACTACTTCAACGGGGACGACGTGACACCGTTTTACATCCGCCGCCCTATCTCGAGGCTTGGTTATGCGATTGAATTGCATAATCAGGTACTCGAGTGGTCGGGTAGGTACCCGATCTCGGACATGGACTTCGGTCCAGTCCTGGATCGCCTCAGTGCACTTGTCCCCCGGAAGGTTTGGGGGCCGCGAGTGCCTGGGGTACTGTGGAAGCCCTGGGACCAATGCACTCCGCAATGGAGCGTACGGACTCAGAGCTACAAGCTGACGACGGTTAAGGCCGTCCGTTGGCAACGCCACGTGGGTAATAGCTGGGGGGCAGTGCTCTCCAAGTTATGGGTGGAAAACGACGAAGCAGAGACCAGCTGGACCGAGTACGATCAGAGTTTTGACGTGCTCTCAGTTCAGCGCTGCTATCGTGATGCGTGGGATGATCTCCCGGTGCGACTAGCTTAGCCGCTAGCCGATTTGGACGGTCCTTCGTCCGGAGACGGAC